AGGTAGTGGACTACTACTTCAGAACTGGTCGCCTTGGACATCCCATTGAGCACCTAATCTACAACTACGAACAGCTAAACAACATTATGCTGGAGCGCGAGGCTGACCAGGAGAATATGGCCAAGCTCGCCAAAGAAACAGAAAAAAGAGTGAAGGAGTGGGAGGAGAAGCTTGGCAACCAAGGAAGCTGAAGTAATCGCAGCAGTTTGTGCCAACAAAGATGTTTACACTATCATCGCTGAGGATGTCGAACTATTCGGTGCCTACGGTGATGCATTCGAATTCATCAAGGACTATTACGGAAGATACCGACAGGTGCCGGATGCCGGATTGGTCCAGAAGGAATTCGGAGCGCTCGACCTGCCGGAAACGACGGCACCAACCAAGTACTATCTGGAAGGTCTCAAGGAAAACTTTCTAGATGCCCAATTGCGCGGGATTAACGACAAGTTGGCCGCAGCGCTTGACAAGGGTAATTCAAAGAAAGCTCTCCTTGAGAAGGTCCAGGAAGAGGTGGCCAAACTAGGTCGATACACGATGGTCGGAAACGACCTCAACATCGTTGACCTAGAGGCAGCCGAAGAGCACTATCAGGCCATTCGAAAGATTGCCCAAGACAACGGAGGAACGCCGGGTATTTCCACGGGGTTCAAGTCCATCGATTCAGCCTATACAACAGGTATGGCACCAGGACACTTCATCGTCATTATGGGTTATACTGGTAGAGCAAAGACGTGGGTGTCCGAACTCCTTGCCATGAAGGCATGGGAACAGAACTACAAGCCCATGATTATCTCCTTGGAGATGACGCCTCAGGAGCAAATGGAGCGAATCCACGGGCTCATGGGAAGTGGTATGTGGAAGATGTCAGACCTCGCCCGAGGAGACATTAACATTGATGACTTCCGCACGTGGGGAAAGAAGAAGTTCCGAGACCAGAACGGATTCATCGTTCCGAGCCTTGAGGGAATCGCGGAGCTAACTCCAAACCACATTCAGGCTAAGATTGACACTCACAAGCCTGACATTGTAGTCATCGACTACCTTCAGCTAATGAAGGACAACGCAAAGACTCAGGCGATGACTCCCCGTATGCTCAACTTGAGCCGGGAACTGAAGATGTTGGCAACGGCAAACAACATTCCGATTATCGCGTTGACTGCTGTTACCGACGAAGACGGAGATAAGCGCGACGGACCACCGGTCCTGAGCCAGATTTCTTGGTCAAGTGGAATTGAGTACGACGCCAACCTGGCTATCGCAATCCACCGAATTGATGATTCTGACCTAGTTCAGTGTGTCTGCCGTAAGAACCGCCACGGCGACATGTTCAGCTTCCACTTCGAAGTTGACTTCAACGCTGGTATTTGGAAAGAATCCTTCTGATGCTGTAGGGTGTATGCATAAGCCCATTAAAAGGTTCTCCATGGACGGGATTGTCGGAGATGATTCGGCAATCCCGCGCCTGAGAAATCAATTTGAACAGATGGTCGTCACCGATATGCGGGAGGACGGCTACGTTCCAGTCCTTGGGCTGGGACCATATTGGTCAACGTCGTACAATTCGACAAAGGACCAATACGACTTCGTACTTAGTGTGTACGGCGTGTTCCTAGGGAAGAAGGAAGCTTGCAGAATCGAAGGATTGACAGTGGATGGTCAGACCATTCCGCGTACAGCCCCAACCAAGTTGCAGCAGCCCTCCATCGAATCGGAGTAGAAATCGATGGGGAGACGGAGAACGACTTCCTATGCTTCTGCCCTTTCCACGGCAACACGAGGACAACCAGCTTCTCCGTCTCAAAGACAAATGGAAGCTTCATCTGCTTCAACCACTCTTGCGGTGAAACTGGTACACTACTCAACCTCATCAAAAGAATCACCAAGGAAGATGAGTTCTCCGCAAGACGGATTCTCCTGGATGCAAAGGGTGCGCCAGAATCTCAGATTGAGAAGATTCGCAAGATTTCCGCAGCCAACCTGGAGGAGCTAAGTTTCCCTCAGGGAAAGCTGGATGAGATGTATGCAGCCTTTTGGGAGAATCCGGAAGCGGTTCAATATATGACTGAACATCGCGGGTTCGAGGAAGAGACGCTGGAACACTTCCGCATTGGCTATTCAACGGCCAAGGAGCTAATCACGGTTCCAATGCACGATGTCAAGGGTAAGCCTCTGGGCATCATTGGACGACCAGCGTCTACAACGAACAAGCGATTTCAGAACAGCAAGAAGCTGCCAGTCAGCAGAACGCTGCACAATATCCACAGGGCAAAAGCGGCGGGTTCTCAGGTAGTCGTCGTTGAAGCTAGCTTCGATGAAATGAGAGTCCACCAAGCCGGATTCCCTTGTGTGGTAGCATGTCTTGGTGGTTACCTGTCTCCATACCACGTCGAGCAGTTGGATATGTACTTCGAATCAATCGTCATTATGACGGACTTTGATAAGAAAGAGAAGAACATCTACAACAACTGCAAGAAGTGTCTCAAGGCAGGGTCTAATCTCTGCAAGGGTCACAATCCAGGGCGAGACTTGGGTCACACCATTGCAAAGGAACTGTCGAACAAGCGGATTTACTGGGCTTCGTTCGATGAAGGAATGGTCTTTCCGCATGACGCGAAAGACGCGGGTGACATGGAGGATTGGGAAATCCGCCAGTGCATCGAGAACAAAGTATCTAACTACACTTACAACTCTTGGAAGTTGTACTGAGTGTATGGTAGAATAGATACTAAGAGCGCTCAGTAGAGACTCAGAAAACTATAAGGAGAAACAAAGAACAATGGCAATTGAAGGACTAGCAGGAATCCTGAAGTACAAGGCAGACCAGGCTGCCAAGGAAGAGGCTCGGAACCGGCCAAAGGCTGAGTATCTGTCCAGCATCTATCCAAAGAAGACCGGCGACGTAATCGTCGGACAGTTCCTCCAGGAACTCGACAAGGGCCACGAGGGTTACGACCCAGAGCGTGGACTAGGACTGCTTCTCGTTGAGCACGAGCCACCAGGACGTGATGGTTTCAAGCGTCGTGCAAACTGCACTGACCCAGAGGCCGAGGGCGAGCCTTGCGTAGGTTGCGAGCGAAAGAAGCTTGAATGGGTTAAGGACGCTCCCGAGGGTAACTGGAAGACCAAGACTAACCTCTACATCAACTTTGCAACCATCGTTGATGGCGAGAAGAAGGTATTCGTACTTAGCCGTAACGCTAACTCCGGATTCTTCGACCAGGTTTTGCAGGAGATTGCAGACGAAGGAAGCCTCATGAAGACTTCCTACCGAATCACCAAGTCTGGTAGTGGAACTCAGGTTACTTGGACTCTCAAGGCTGTCAAGGACGAGATGTTCGACACCTCCGACCTTGAGACTTTCGACCTCAAGGAAACTGTAGAGCGAGCAATCGACTACGACCAGCAGGCCGAGTACTACGGCGCAGTTTGGTCCGGACGTGGCAACACCGCTACCTCTGAGAAGTCTTCAGCAGGTAACGCTTCTGCCGCTGCCGCATCTGACGACGAGTGGTGAAATAGCTAAAAGACCCGGCTCTGTAAAGGAGCCGGGTCTCTGCTATTATAGAGGAATGTTCGAGTTCGCTTCATAATGTAATCGCCACTATCATTACATTATGAGACGAAATAGAAAGTTTACCAGGTTCTACGAGCGCAAAGAATGCCTAGTTCCTGGCTGTGATAAAGTATGTGTTAGTAACGAATTTTGCGTGGGCTGCAATCGCCGGTGGCGAGAGAAGGGTGGGCCAGTAGCTCCCCGAGGAACACGGCGCAGTTTGATTGATTCCAACGGATATGAACGTTGGAATAGATGTCATCCTCAAAATATCTGGGGCAAGCAGCTTTACGGACACAAGGCTGTCATGCAACTTCACCTTGGGCGAGAGCTATTGCCAGAAGAGAATGTTCATCACATCAATGGCAACCGTGCGGACAACAGACTAGAGAATCTTGAACTATGGAATTCTAGTCAGCCGCCTGGACAGAGGATTGAAGATAAGGTGGCATGGGCTAGAGAGATTTTGAGGCTGTACGATGGCGTTTGAGTTTTCGGAAGAATACCGTACCTACATCAAGTCTCCCAAGTGGAAGCTTGTATGTCAGCGTTATTGGCATACGTACGGAAAGAAATGTCAGGCGTGTGGCTCGCGGCAGAAATTGCACGTTCACCACAAATCCTACGACAGATTCGGGCGCGAGTTGCTTACCGACCTGACCGGGCTTTGCGATACTTGCCATCGTGCGGTACACTCTATCCATCGAGCAAATCGACGTATCAGTCTCAGGCTAGTGACTGAGCGTTACGTCCTAGCGAAAAGGATGGGCAAGTGAAGATTTACGCATTTCAAGCTGAGGATGAATACGCGGACCCACCGGTTCACTTCACAAATCCTCACAAAGCGATGGGTTACCTCCAGGAAATCCGTCCAGGAATTAGCGCCACGTGGTATCAGATTACACCAACATGGTGGCGCGGAGTCGCCAATGACGACTTCGACGTATTCAGCGTTGTTGAGTACGAACTACACGAATAAACGGCAGTGGGCCGAACCACAAAGGAGAGAAATGCAGCGCATTGGAAATGCACTACACGAAATCATCAACGAGACTCTTGAAGAGAATGGCGTTGAGTTGACCTCTTGGATGATTGCAGATGTCGTCACCAAGATTGAGCAGTACCTTGACCACGAACATGGATTGGTAGATGCCCCTGAGGGCTCCCGGAATGTTTGGGGAGAGGTAGTAACGTACGAGTGATGGATTACACAGAGCTACACCTTCATGACTACTTCTCCACGCTTGACGGACTAGACAGTCCCGAGACGTATTTGGAGAGGGCCAAGGAAATCGGAATGACGCACTTGGCTCAGACTAACCACGGCACCCTCGCCGGTCACCGCGAATTTCAGCGGGAGGCAAAGAAGGCAGGCATCACTCCTATCTTGGGGGTAGAAGCTTACATTTCTGAGACTGACAGGTTTGACAAGCGGTCCAACGCCAAGCGTGAGGACGGAACGTCGGCTTACAACCACATCATTTTGCTGGCTCAAAATGAGACTGGTCTGAACACCATGTACAAGCTGAATGAAGCGGCTTGGACCGAGGGCTTCTACAATAAGCCCCGAATCGACATGGATTTGCTGGAAGAGTACAACGACGGACTTATCGTCTTGTCAGGCTGCATGGGTGGACTTATCTCCAAGGCTATTGAGCGTGGAGACCACCAGAACGCCCAGGACATCGCCATGAGGCTGAAGGGCATTCTAGGCGACCGGTTCTTCATTGAAGTTCAGAGTCACAATCCAGTGGAACTGAATAGACACCTCTTGAGCATCGCGGATAACTTTGGCATTCGTCCGGTCATTACCTCTGACTGTCACTATGCGCGTAAGGAGGATTTGTGGATTGAGGAAGCAATGCTTATCACCTCCACAAACCCGAAGCGTAACTTCGACGCTGACCTTTCCAAGGCAGCAAAGATGGAGTGGCTTGAGCGCTACAACTATCTCTATCCTGACAGGAAGATGACTTTCCAGGAGATTGAGATTTACCTCAAGTCGGCATACGAGCACATTGCCGACATGAAGGTTAAGGGATTCGACCGAGAGGACGTGGTTACCAATACCAACGTCATCAAGGAAATGATTGGCGAGTATCCATATCACCAGGGTCTCGACCTTCTGCCAAAGCCCAAGAACGATTCGCCGGAAGCTCTTCTGGAGAAGAAGGCTCGCGCTGGGCTGAGAAATCGCGGGTTGGACAAGAAGCCTGAATACGTAGCTCGCCTAGAGGAAGAATTGGAGATTATCAAGGGTAAGAACTTCTCCACCTACTTCCTCATCGTGGCAAACATGATTCGCTGGGCAAAGTCTCAGGGGATTATGGTTGGTCCTGGCCGTGGTTCTGCTGCCGGTTCCCTTGTTTGCTATGCACTGGAAATCACCGAGGTTGACCCAATTGAATATGGACTGCTGTTCTTCCGATTCATCAACCCCGAGCGTAACGACTTTCCCGACATCGATACCGACTTCGAGGACAAGCGTCGTGGTGAGGTCAAGGAGTACTTGCGTCGTCAGTTCAAGCACGTCGCAGAGATTCTGACCGTCAACAAGTTCCAGGGCAAGAATGCACTGAATGCGGCTGCAAAGGTACTTGGAATTCCAAAAGCCGATGTAACGCGGGCCACAAAGAAGATTGATGCTCCGACTGACAAGCCTGAGTTGTTCTACGACATGTTCAAGAAGTCCAAGGAGGGCAAGGCATTCATTGAGCAGTACCCGGATGTCTTGAAACTCTCCCAGGCAATGACCGGTCGTATTGCATTCATGGGTAAGCACCCGGCTGGTATTGTTGTTTCGAAGGAGCCTCTGAACCACTATCTTCCAATCGAAACCGCTGCAAACCCTGACAAGTCTGTCGGCGGAAGAGTGCCGGTTTTGGCGGCGGATATGGAAGAGGCTGCTGACGCAGGAGCAATTAAGCTGGACGCTCTTGGTCTAAAGACACTCACAGTAATCAGCGACACCTTGAAGGAAATCAGCAGGCGTAAGGGAATCGACATTGACCCTAACGACATTCCTCTTGATGACGCCAAGGTTTACGAGATGATTGCCGATGGCTACACCAAGGGAATCTTCCAGGCTGAAGGTCCAGCCTTCACCAAGTGGATTATCGAGACCGGCTGTGAAGAGTTCAATGACCTTGTAGTCGGAACCAGTATCGCCCGTCCGGGTCCTATGAACACGATTGGTCCGGAGTTCCAGCTACGTAAGTTCGGCAAGTCCAATGTCAGTTACGAGCACGAGGTAATGCGAAAGCACACAGAGGAGACTCTTGGGCTCATCGTTTACCAGGAGCAAGTTATGCTGGCAATGGTAGATTTGGCCGGAATGACTATGGCAACTGCCGATAAAGTCCGTAAGATTATCGGTAAGAAGCGGGATGTAAAGGAATTTGAGCAGTACCAGGCTGAGTTCGTAGACGGCGCTTCCCAGAAGGTTGACCGGGCTGTAGCTGAGAAGCTATGGCACGACTTCGAGGAGCATGCCGGATATTCGTTCAACAAGTCTCACGCTGTTGCATATTCGCTCATCACGTACTGGACTGCATGGCTCAAGGTCAATTACTCCATCGAATTCATGTACGCTCTACTCAAGAACGAGAGCGATTCGGACAAGATGACGGAGTACTTGATTGAGGCCAAGCGTCTGGGCATCAAGATTCGCTTGCCACACGTCAATAAGTCTGAGTTGGAGTTCTCAATTGAGGACGACGGAATCCGCTTCGGACTCATGGACATCAAGGGTATCGCTGCTAAGACTGGTGGAAAGCTCATTGAGTACCGGCCATTCAAAGATTACGAGGCTCTGAAGGAGAAGGTTGCCGAGAAGGGCAGTGGCCTAACCTCCACAGTCCTGAAGTCTCTCAACGCAATTGGAGCGGCTGAGTTCAGAGATAACCCGAAGCACGGCAACGAACGTGATAACCTGTACGAGTACTTGAACATCCCGGCATTCCAGCATAAGGAATTGCCACCACGGGTTCTCAATCAGTTCAGAACCTTGGACGAATACGAGGACAAGGGTACGTTCTTCATCATGGCGTTGGCTCGCAACATTATCCGAAAGGATAACTGGGCACGAGTCGATTTGCTGGATGAGACGGGAACGGCGGGTGTCTTCACGAACGTGGATACTCCAATGGAAGCCGGTCAGCTATATGCAATTATGGTGTCGAACAACACAATTGAGCGATATGTCTCAATTGACGATTTGAGTAGTCGTTCCAAGAACACCTTTGTACGCCATTTGTACGCAAGGAATTACCCAGAGTTGACACCGGGTTGTTACAAGACAATTGCCTTTAGGCGATATGTCACCAAGGCAGGCAACAACATGGCTTACATGGTAGTGTCTGATGACGAGAAGAATCTCTTCCGAGTCATGGCCTTCCCACAGCAATTCGCCAAGGCGCATTCAAAGTGTAAGGAAGGACAGGATGCATTCATGGAGTTCAAGCAGACTGACGATGGCAGTCTCTTCCTCAATAATGTATACTGAGACTCATGAAGATTGATTTGAGCAGCTTCCTCGCTGCAATCATCGAAGAGGCCGGGGGCGAGGTTCTGATTCCTTATGGAACGTTCCTCGCCCAGCACGGCGAAAAGAACATCACGATTGACATTATCGATGATGGTCAGACTATCAAGCTTGGCTTGATTGATACGAAGGATATTCCAGAAGATGTCGAATGATTTGAGTTTCACCGAATACCAGTTGGCAACGGCTGAGACCGCTGTTTATCCGGGGGCAGGTTTGGGTCACATTGAGGCTTTGACCTACACGGCTCTGGGTTTGGGTGAGACTGGCGAAGTACAGGGCAAGGTCAAGAAGGTCATCCGTGATATGGGTGGAGAGATTACTTCTGATGCTGCCAAGGAAATCGCCAAGGAGTTGGGAGATGTACTATGGTATGTCGCCCGCTTGGCCGATGAACTTGGATTCTCCCTTGAGGAAATTGCTCAGGGGAATTTGGACAAGCTCAACTCTCGCAAGGAGCGCGGAGTCCTAACCGGCTCAGGCGACAATAGGTGATTGGATACTTCCTCAAGGGCGTCGGTGACGATAACATTCTTGTTTTCCGAAGCGACGACCCTGAGGAACTTCTTCAAGTCATCCAGCGGCTAGGTGCCAGCCGCAACAAACAAATGAGAGCACTAGCGCAGCAACTAGAAATTAACTGGAATGAAAGCCAGTATAAGGAGAGAAAGAAGAATTGAGTCTAGAAGACTACCTAGCGAAGCTTGACCCGAAGACGGCCAAGCGCGTGCAGACTGCACAGGCAGTTGAGCTAATTAGGTTGAAGACCGCGAGCATGGGATTGAACATTGCTCTCGGTGGTGGTATCGGAAAGGGCCGGGTTACTCTTACCTATGGCCCACCAAGCTCTGGAAAGTCCCTCTTGTGGATGCAGAGCATTGCAAATTGGCAGAAGGAAGGGCTGGTTTGCGCATGGATTGATGTTGAGGGTACATACGAAAAGACGTTTGCAGCCAAGATTGGCGTAGACAACGAAAACCTCATCCTCATTCAGAAGAAGTCTTTCGGAGCAATCACCGACGAAATCATGCCTCACATTCGAGCAGGGATTGACGTATTGGTCATTGACTCCGTATCTGATGCACTGCCAGAGGTCTTCACCGACAATGACGGCGGGGTTGTTGAGTTCGACAAGATGAAGCAGCTTGGTGCTCACGCTAAGTCATGTACCATGATGCTGAATGCAATTCACTATGAGAACTTTGAGACGGCTGTAATCTTGATTAGTCAGACGACAACCAAGATTGAACAGACTTACGTCAAGCAGGTTCCGCACGGTGGTCAGAAGATTCTGTTCGGGTCATCCCAGATTATCAAGCTACAATCCAGCAATACCGAGAAGCAGCAGAAGATGGGTAAGGTTCACGTGGGTGACCGCGTAATCGAGATTCCAGTTGCTCGCCGGGTTGAGGCGTACGTCGAGAAGAACAAGCTTGGCCCACAGAGCCAGAAGGCTGAATGGGATTTGTACTACGCTGGAGACTTCATTGGCGTCGATTTCACGGGCGAGGTTGTTGACCTAGCCGTGGCATACGACCTTGTGAAGAAGTCCGGAGCTTGGTTCAAGTACGACGGAGAACAAACTCAGGGTAGAGATGGATTCATCCAACGACTACGAGACAATGACGTGGAATTCAAGCAGCTTGCCGACGAACTACACATGGTAATGACTGGGGAGGTGCCAATCAATGACGAAGAGATTCGAGGAATTTCTGAATCAGAAGAAGGATGAGCCTGAGGCTGAGCCCGAGGGAATCATCATTGACGGAGCATTCAATTGTCAGACCTGTCACTTTCAATGTGATGAGTCCGTATGGAATCCTGAGAAGCAAACGCTGACCTGGAAGTGTCCAGAAGGACACAAGTCGGTTATTAAGGATTTCAAGGGATTCTGATGGCATGGTGGTGGTCATGGCTTCTAATGATTATTGGAGTCACGGGCATCTATGTTGCTGGTCGTAAGAACAAGGCCGGGTGGGCAATCGGATTGGGCGCACAGTTCCTCTGGATTGCCTACGCCTTTGTCACCAAGCAATATGGATTCCTGGTATCCGCATTCGTGTATGGATACTTCTACGCAAACAACTTTGTGAAATGGTGGAGAGAAGAGCATGCCGAACGAAGCAGCGGAGATTAAGCGAGTAGGCGGAACCCCGGTCAAGAATTCTGGCCGGGGTTTGGCAAAGGGTGACTTCATTCTTGGTCCCTTTCTAGGAGACATCAAAGAGTACAAGAAGTCATTCGCGGTCACAGAAGATATGTGGGCCAAGATTAGCACCGACTCAATCAAGAATGGCAAGCGTCAACCAACGCTACGCCTAGTAATCGGTGAAGAAGGTGGACCAAGAACCCGGCTTTGGGTAATTGGAGATAGCATGTTCCAAGAGATGCTGGAAGCATGGGAGGAAAAGTATGGCGAAGTACAGGACTAAGCCGTTTGAGATTGAAGCCCTTCAGTGGAAGGGCTGGAACGTCTCAGAGGTAAAGGAATTTGTAGGCACAAAGGACCACGGCGAGGATGGATTCCTCTTGCCGGATGAGATTTGGGGAGATTGGGATGAACCACATGTCTGGGACTACCTTCAGAAGACATGGGTCGCTGTCAACCTGAACGACTACATTATCAAGGGCATGAAGGGCGAATTCTACCCTTGTGCCGAAGAGGTATTCGAAGCCAAGTATGAGGAGGTGCAATAATGGCTAGACTAGTGGTTCATATTCCAGCACAGACGTACTCATACGAATTGGATGATGAGAGCGCAGAGGCGTTTCGCCAGGCAATCGAAGATGAGGATGAGTACCCATATGCTTTCGATGAGCTTGCAGACTTTTGGGTAAGCGACACGGTTCCAGAGATGGAGGTTGAATTCGTTGAGTGACGAGAATGTCCTAGCGACAATTTCCGAAATCACCGAGTTTAACGACTTGCACGAATTCATGAATGATGAGCAACTTGACCGGGCAATGGATATTGTCATCAAGTTGCTCGCCAAGCCTGACGTGCCGGTCTCCTATGCAACCCGGCTGATTGTGGAGCTACAGGCTCTTTCTACGAAGTTCGCCATGCTGGCTGCTTACTACGCAACAATTGCTAAGGACCGCGCCGGTAGTGCGAATAACAACAAGAAGAACATTTACTATAGCACCAAGGAAGCAATCGATAAGCTCGTAGACAGTTTGAAGTACGCAGCTAAATTCGGCTAATTCCAGTTGACTATGATAGAATAGGAATATGCCAAGCGAAATTGTCAAGGCGCTAAGGTTTAAGTCTCCCTCAGCAGCATTCGATACGGATGCTCTGGGGGAACTTCTTGCTGAAGCCTACCTTAAGCAGAGAAGAGAATCACAATATACGAAGAAGGAGACATTCTCCCCGTCCTCGCTAGGATATGGAAATGCGACCTGTGCACGCTATTGGAAGATTGCTTTCGATGGTGCTGACTTCGAAGAGAAGACCGATGCCCTAGGCATCGCGATTATGAGCAACGGAACATTCGGACACACCCGGCTCGAAAAGGTATTCGGGGATGCCGGGATTGTTGAAGAGTTTGAAAAGGAGATGCGTCTCCAAGACCCACCGATTCGCGGATACATTGACCTTATTGTCAATTTCCAGGGTGAGCGAATGGTTGGAGAAATCAAGACCACCCGCACAGAGGCTTACCAGCATCGTTGGAACACGGGTAAGCCAAAGGAGAATAACCTCCTTCAGCTTCTAATCTATATGAAGGCTGAGAATTGCAAGTGGGGATTCCTGTTCTACGAAGACAAGAACACTCAAGAATTCCTGATTATGCCGGTCGAGATGAACGAAGAGAACGAGAAGTTCATGAACGATGCCCTTGACTGGCTACGAAAGGTCCGTAAGGCATGGGAGGATGGCGAAGTGCCAAACCGACCTTTCAGGAAGAACAACAAGATTTGCGCGGCTTGCCCCGTGCAGAAGACATGCTGGGCTGACGACGCACCAGAGGCCACCATCCAAATTGAGGCCATGAAGGTGCCGAAGCTCTAAATGGCAACAGGAATTTGCGCCAATAGCGATTGCGGCAACGAATTCGTCAAGAAGACGCATAATATGAGATACTGCTCAGACGAATGCTGCCGCAGAGCTACCAATGCCCGATTGATGGAGCAGTACTACGATAAGAAGGCTCGTCGTCAGGGAGCCATTCGAACGTGCGAACGTGACGGTTGCAACACTAAGCTGAGTCGATATAACGACGGCAAAGTTTGTGAAGCGTGCGAAGCCGGGGACAAAAAGTCCAATAGGGCACGACTACTTGAAATGATTGGTTACGATGGCAACGCTAGCAAGTCTCACAAAAAAGCGAGCTAACCGGGTAATGGGCATTGACGCCTCCACCTACTCTCTAGCATTCTGTGTGTTCTATAACCGACGCCCTGAGCGTTGGGGTAAAATCAATTTCGAAGGCGCGGATGTCTTCGAAAGAATCCGGGATGCAGGAAAGAAGCTCCATGCCGTCGCAGATACGTTTGACAACGTAGGATATATCGCAATGGAAGGCGCAATCCTTGCTAACAATCGGAATGTAGATGTTACAATCAAGCTTAGTCTGATGTATGGTGCCATTCTGAGCGAACTCCTTCGACATGACGCTGAAGTCGTTCACATTAAGCCTACTGAATGGCAAAATTATATCGGTAACAAATCATTTACGAAGAAGGAAAAGGAAGCTCTCAAGCTTGAGTATCCTGGGTACTCAGCTTCGTGGTACACTAACAAGGTTAGGGAGATTCGGAAGCAGAGGACAATGGACTATTTCAACAAGAAGTGGCCTGACCTCAAGCTGACCGACAACGACGTAGGAGACAGCTTCGGGCTATCCTACTTCGGATACCACAAGAAGACTACGAGGAAATGAACTACATTATTCTAGTTACAGGGTCTCGGGATTGGGGCGATTACGCTTCCGTCCTTGAGGCCCTGGCCCAATTCGAGGGGCAGCCTGATGTAGTAGTTAGGCATGGAGCCTGTTCGTATCTTGATAGGCTCACTGGCGAAGAATTGTCATTGGACATGCTTGCCGACCGAGCAGCCAAGGAATTGGGATTTGAGGTTGACCCAATGCCAGCCGACTGGGACAAGTACCGAAAAGCGGCGGGTTATATTAGGAACATTGAGATGATTAAGAAAGACCCAAAGCCAAACATCTGCTTTGCGTTCGGAAGGCTCTGTAAGGGCAAGAACGGTAAGCCATGTCAATTGGTTCAAGGGAAGCATGTCAGCCACGGAACGCGACACTGCTCTACTGCCGCTGTCCAAGCTGGAATTGAAGTGAAGAGGTACAAAATTGCCTGACCTATATAAAAGCAAGACGTGGCTGAAGCTGCGTTACTGCAAAGACAAGATGCACCCGGAGGCGATTGCCAGACTTTGCGGAGTCAACGAAAAGACCATTCGCAGGTACATCGAACAGTTTGGATTGAAAAGATGAGATACGAAAGTAGAAGAGAGCTTGAGGCTATTGCCCGAGCCGGTGCCAAAATGGTGCAGGATGAACGCGGGCTTCGAGCGAGATACCTTGCCTCATTCTGGCTATATGTAGAACCAGAGGACAAGGCATTCACGATTCACTGGCAGGATGGTTTCTGGGAGTCATGGGTTTCTGTGTGGATGTCTCAGCAGTTTGAGAGTCATGACACCTTCATTGACATCGGCGCGAACGTCGGCTATTATTCGATGATGGCGGCAACTGCTGGTCTCAAGACCATTGCCTTTGAGCCAAATCCAGCGGTGGCAAAGATGATTGAGAACTCCAAGTTCGTCAATAGGAAGAACCTGGAACTTCTTGAGCTAGCCCTTGCCGATAAGCCTGGACATGCTTCCCTGGAAATCCCCGAGGGACATTCCGGTGGCGCTCATCTGGTTGAAGGCAAGACTGTCAAGGTTGAGACTCTAGATTCCTTCACTCGAATGAAGTGGCCAAACCCACTAATCAAGATTGATGCTGAGGGTGCCGAACCGCTGATTTGGGCCGGGATGCAGAAATTCCTCGCCAAGGGTAGCCACTGGTGTGTTACTCTCGAATGGGACCGTAACAGATACGATGCAGAAGCATTCGCTGACCAGTTGCTAGACGGTAACACTGTCAGTCTAATCGACTTTGATGGCTGTGAGCCGCATATCAGTCGGGAACAGCTATTGAGTATTCCTGACCTTCGAATGATTGTAGTTAGGAAGATTAAATGACTAGAGTTGAACTGTTTGGTGGACCCAATGACGGGGAATTCATCGAAATGTTCGGCACTCCAACCATGGAAATGATGATGTGGATGGAAGGTACCAATTCCACTTACGGGTGGGATGGCGAGGGTGAGTTCAGACTCACTTACATGGGAGAAAGAACCAGATGATTATTGGATTGAGCGGGTACGCCCGTTCCGGCAAGGACAGCGTAGCCGATATCCTTGTTGAGGAGTTTGGATATATCCGTGTTGCCTTTGCAGATAAGCTACGGGAAGCTCTGTATGCACTAAATCCGATTGTTTCGATTGGAGTCTACGAGGATTTCCACTGGGATTACTCAAAGAATGTATACGTTCAAGATGTCATTGATGAGTATGGATGGGATGGCGTAAAGGGCACTGAATACGCAGATGAAATTCGCCGGTTGCTCCAGAGAATGGGTACTGAGGCTGGACGAAATCTCCTTGGCAATGACATTTGGGTGGATGCAGCATTCTTCGAACTTACTGAGGATAAGAATTATGTCTTCACAGATTGTCGATTCAGCAACGAAGCCCTTAGAGTTAGGCAGTATCAAGGCAAGGTCTGGCGGGTTACTCGACCAGGAGTTGAGCCAGCTAATGACCACATCTCAGAGATTGGTCTTGACAACTGGCCGTTCGACGCCATTGTCCTCAACGATAGAAGTCTTGAAGACTTGAAGAAAAAGGTGATTGCTCTTGAAGCGGTTGCACGTAGGGTTTGACCTAGACGGAGTTAATCTCTCCTTCCAGCGCGGAGTCGAAATGTGGCTCAGAATGTGTGGCTTTGGGCACCTAAAGTGTGACCCAAAGCAGTACCGGTTCTGGGAGGCATGGGGTTGGATTGATTCGGAGTTTATGGACTTCTGGCAGGCTGGCGTTGAAGCGGGGGTTATCTTCAATAATGCTCCTTATCGTGGCGCAGTAGATGCTGTCAACAAAGTCTATAACGCCGGACATGTTGTCCACATCATTACTCACCGTGGCTGGAAAGAGCGTCCTTGGTTGGCAGAAGATGCCACCAGAACGTGGGCGAACGACAACGGATACAAATATCACACATTGAATTTCTCCGAAGACAAGACTATCATTCGGACTGACTACTTCATCGAAGACAACGTAGACAACTACAAAGCTCTGGAAGAAGCCGGAACAGAGGTCTACCTCTTGACCAGACCTTGGAATGAGGGCTTGGAAGGTTACCGGAGAGTCAGAAGTATCGGAGAATTTGTCAAGAAAATCCCTGGAATCGACTGACTCAAGGTTGACACAGGTGTAGGTCCGGTGTAAGGTGGCTACGACTACTACGACAGGAGGAGATATGAAGTTCATCAAGTCGATGATTGCGTTAGTGGCAGTAGCCGCCACCGGATTTGTTTGGGGTCTTTCCTCAGCGCCAGAAGCCAACTTGCCTGTCAAGGTAGCTTATGAGGCCAGCCCTGGCCCATACGGTTCTGGGACGCTGGGCGATTGGTCTGGTTTGAGTCACGGCACGCAATGTTTCACAGCCAGCCAGGCAACAAAGAAGGTCCAGACAATTCGCAACTACTCGCTTGGCGTTTGTGGTGAGCAAGTTTTGGTCATCGGAGACTCGATTACCTCCGGTGGTCGCTATGCACTGGCTGACCAATTTGCTGCCAAGGGGAAGTCTGTCTATATCAACTACTGGTCTGGTCGCCCTACGACACCGGCTGTGGACTGGCTTGTCACTCAGACTTCACTTCCTCCGGTTGTCATCATGGCTACTGGAACTAATGACATCTTCAATCCGACCGTCATGGCCGCACAAATCAAGCGGGCGCAGGAAAAGGTTGCACAATTCCCTGGAACACAATTGTTCTGGGTTGACGTACAGGCTACCCGCTGGGGACAGACTGAATATACAGAGCGTAACGACCAGCGAAACAGCATGGCTGTTAACCTGGCTATTTACCAGAACATGCCGACCGACCATGTAATTCAGTGGACTCAGAGATTCATGAACAATCCTAGTCTCCTGAATACGTATCTTATTGACGGAGTTCACCCGAAGACTACACCATTGGTAACCGGCAAGACGTACAGCACGGCTTACAATTACTGGGCAGCCATTCTGGTTGCATGGCTAGTCTCTCTCGGAGGCATTTAATCCTAGTCAACTGGAATATGCTATACTAGGTGTATGCCAACATACGATTACAAGTGCGAAGGTTGCGGAACCGATGGGGAATACAATGTCCCCATTAGTGACCGTGACCTTCCCCTATTTTGTCCAGAATGTCTAGAGCCTCAAATGAAGAGGATTATCTCATTCAGAGGATTGACCTGGGCACCGACAGCAGGTGGAATGAGGTAATATGGCACCGCCATATAAAAACCGGGGTGTCAAGAATGACAAGTGGTGGGACGATGCCTATATCACTCACCCCGATATTGCAGTAGAGTACCAATACGTCGATGGGAAAGACATCGTAGAACCCAACGACAAAATCAAGTTTAAGAGGGACCGTGGAACCTACAAGTTCCGCTGCCTCGCTCACCATATCCTCCTTGACAAGCGATGGATTGACTGCATGGACCTGGAGACGGGCGAATGGCGTTCATTCGATGTCGAGAAATTCAAAGGTAAGGTGAAGCCGCGTCGGCGGCGTAGGAGAACAAGTGAGAAAGTTTAGACTCAAGCGAGTCATTGATGATTCCGGTATTTCAGGAACCGGCTATGTCACAGAGGGTGTCATCTGGTCAGACGGCACTGTAGCAATGCGTTGGCTAACGCACGTGTCCAGCCATTGTTACTACAATTCCATTGAGGACGTTGAGGCCATTCACGGTCATGGCGGCCACACGGTTGTGGAATACGTTGACTGAACTGTCCATTCCGGATAGAGAAGCGTTGAGGCTCAAGGTTCAAGAGCAATGGCTAAAGGGAAATAAGCAGCCCGGAACTATTGCCAAGAACCTTGGGCTTAAGCGCGTTGAGGTCATGGACCTAATTGAAGAGACAAAGCAGATTTGGCGAAACGACCCTGACGTTAAGGAGCGTGCCAAGGAGGTTCTTCAAGAGGTTGAGTCCGGACTAGATATGGTTATTGACCGCTCATGGGAAACTGTCGAGCAGGCAGACATGAGTGATGACCTTAAGACGAAGGCAACAGTCCTGAAGAATATTGCCGACGTTCAATTCAAGCGCGTAGAAATGCACCAAAAGGCCGGGTTGTACGATGATGCTGCCCTTGGTGATGAGCTTGCAGAAATGGAAGAGAAGAATGAAATCATCAAGAACATTCTTCTAGAAGTAACCGCCAACTGTGAGCATTGTGCATTTGAAGTTCGACGCAGACTCAGCCGGTACGGGAAGACTCCCGAGCCAATGCCTGATTCTGTGGTCGTTAAGGAGGATGGCTCACCCGCATAAGCGGGTGGGCTTATTGTCATGTCATTTGATTTTGGCGACATCCTCAACCTACTTGATGGGGAGGACTTCGAGGAGCGACCGGTTGAAATTGAAGAGTTCGTAACAAGCGAAGATTACCTCAATCTACCAGACACACCACTGTCAGAATACCAGTACCAGCTAATCAAGGTTAGCTCCCAGATTTACAAGCGTGATACCTTGCACAATTTGTACGGGTATGAAGACGGTGAGAGACGCTGGGCAGAGACAAAGAATGAGGTCATCTTCCAGCTAGGAAAGGGAAGCGGAAAGGACTTTACGTCCACTATCGCTTGTGCCTACATCGTGTACTTGTTGCTATGCCTCAAAGACCCGGCTAAGTACTACGACAAGCCGCCTGGAGACACAATCGACATCCTGAATATTGCTATCAACGCAACTCAGGCTCAGAACGTCTTCTTCAAGGGATTCACAAACCGCATCGAGCGTAGCCCGTGGTTCATGGGTAAGTACGAAAAGAAGCAGGGACATTTCTCCTTCGACAAGAACGTCAATGTCTATTCTGGTCACTCCGAGCGAGAGGCTTGGGAAGGATATAACGTCCTTTACGTCGTATTGGACGAGATTTCCGGTTTTGCCTTGGAGTCAACATCAGGAAACGAGCAGGCCAAGACTGCACAGGCTGTCTATGACATGTACCGTGCATCTGTCACATCTCGATTCCCAGACTTCGGCAAGCTCGTACTCTTGTCATTCCCACGATTCAAGGGTGACTTCATCCAGCAGCGCTACAACAAGGTTGTTGGTGAGATTGAGACGGTTGTCAGGACTCACACATTCAAGCTTGACCCTGACTTGCCGGATGGCACCGAGGGCAACGAATTCACGATTGAGTGGGACGAAGACCACATCATCAGCTACAGCACACCGCGAGTGTTCGCACTCAAGCGGGCTAGCTGGGAAGTCAATCCTACAAAGAAGATTGACGACTACATGCGTGACTTCTTCGACAACCCAATCGATGCTCTGTCTCGTTATGCCTGCATGCCACCGGATGCTATTGACGCATTCTTCAAGGACCGACAGAAAATTGAGGACGCTTTCAGCGGCACCAACGGCAACACCCTTGACGGAGTGTTCTACGATACGTTCAAGCCCAAAGAAGATAAGCGTTATTTCATTCATGTTGACCTCGCACGAGTCCATGACCACGCAGCCGTGGCTATGGCGCACGTCGAGAAGTGGGAGACACGCAAGATTGGTGCGAACATGACCGAACCAGCGCCGGTTGTCAAGGTAGACGCTCTTAGGTACTGGACTCCATCCAAGACCAAGAACGTAGACTTCACCGAGATTAGAGAGTACATCTTGAGTCTCAAGCGAAGAGGATTCGACATTAAGCTGACAACGTTCGACCGTTGGGAATCCGCAGACACCATCGATTACCTCAGGTCCATGGGACTCAGGGCAGAGAGACTGTCTGTCGCTAAGAAGCATTACGAGGACTTTGCTATGGTTGTAGCCGAATCTCGGTTGACCGGACCGAAGACTGAGCTACTGATTGATGAACTCTTGCAGCTTCAGATTATGAAGAACGACAAGGTTGACCACCCTCGCAAGGGAAGTAAGGACTTGGCAGATGCCGTCTGTGGCGCTATCTACAATGCTATCGCACACACTCCTCGCAGCGCAAATGAGGTTATCGAAGTCAAGACCCTAACGGACATCAGTCAAGAGATTGAGCGAAACCGGATTGAAGAGAAGAAGAACGACGGGGTTATCCGGGCTCCGAAGCGAACAATGCCAGCAGAATTGGAGGAATACCTCAAGGGACTACAGGTACTCTGACACCTCCACTTGACAAGACAAGGAAGGAGGCTCTAGAGTATTAATTACACTTGAGAATATAACAAAATATGTCTAACGAGATTGTAGATGTTCATTACAGAACATGTAATTGCAGTAATAAGCATGTACCTAAGCCTCATAAACTCTACAGATGGGAGTTCGAGGACGGCAGTGAGACCTTCTTGTGTCCGACTGCCTACTGGAACTTGCAAAGCTTGATTGAGAAGTGGGAGGCTGGAAACGGCCAGCCACCGGGCTCAGTCAGGAAGCACTACTCTGAGTTTGTGCAAGGGCTTGCCAAGCGCTACTGGTTCAGCTAGACTCCTAGCAACAACTTAAGGAGGAACATGGCTGAGATGCCTGACTACCTTGACTTTGAGGTCACCTTGAAAGGACGCTTCAGAGTCAAGCTAGAGTCTGCTGATGCAGACCCGAAAGCCTTGGCACGTAGCTTTGAGGCTAAGCTAGATGAAGGCACGTTCAACGAAGTCATCGTTGACTCTGTGTCGAGAGTGAGTCCAGTTGTCGGCTGAGAAGAGTGGTGGCGGCACGCCATGGTTCCTGCCAGCCTTGACTCTGGTGTTAGTACTTGCTAAGCTGTTCGGACACTACGACCACTCATGGTGGTGGGTATTCGCACCGATGTGGATTCCGCTGGCTCTGGTCTTTGTGTTCTTTGCACTCTGGGGACTTATCTATCTGATTGCCCTTGGAGGCATCGCTACCTATACTCTTGTGAAGTATGGGAATCTTCAGCCGTACAAGAAAGCGCGGGCTGAGCAGAAGAATAATCGAGCAGTAAGAAAAGCAATTGACGGATATGTCAAGGCACTAACCCGTCGAAGTTGACACATTCTGATTGAGTGTGTTAAAGTAGTAAATGTAGCGACTCACACGATAATGGTGTGGTAGAGGAAAAACTCACCTCGGTTGCTACATCTCGGAATGTACGGTATCGGCCAACCGGCTTGTTTTGGGAACAAGAAATAGCGAGTTCGACTCTCGCCATTCCGACTTCTTGCTGGTGTACTAGTCACTGGCAAAACCCCTGCAACTCAGCGGCAGGCGAAAGAAAGACTGAGGCCACGGAGTATAGCTCAGCTTGGTAGAGCACTCGGTTTGGGACCGAGGGGTCGCACGTTCGAATCGTGTTACTCCGACGCAGCGGTTTGAGAGAATCTGCGGAGCAAGAACCGGTAGAACTCTCATCACATACCTTTAGGAGAAAGAAGAACCTATGTCTTAGGAGTCACGCAAAATGAGTACCACTGTAAAAATGCAACGTGATGAAATCCTCGCTGTGCTTAGAGAGCGCGACGGGGACTTTTGTATGTACCCTGGCTGTGGAAACAAGCTAGATTTCAACGCAACCGGCAAGAAAGAGGTCACCATTGACCACTGGATGCCTCAAAGCTGGTGCTATGAAAACGACTGGACCACAGAGGAAGTTTGGGATACTTCAAACTTGAAGTTGATGGAGAAGGAATGCAACGCCAAGAAGGGTTCCCTTCTACCTAACCCAGATGGTACACTACCACCACGCGAGGTTACTCAGCGTGAACGACGGGCAGACAAGTCTAACCGCCCTGAAGTCTGCAAGGTTTGTGACTCCGGTCGAAGCCTTGGACCTTCAGAGGTTTGTTACACTTGCGGTTCTGGTCCTATGCCTCATGCCTTCCCTCAGTTCGCTAAGGTGAAGAGCACTGAATGTGACCACCAGCTATTCTGGTGCTGGGCATGCTCTATCGGTCTTATTCCACGAGTCCCGGCTTTCGTGACTGCGTTGGATGGCGAATTTTTGAACGAGTAGACTGTCAAGCCTGACTCTCAAGAGAGAGGAGGTTGACACTGTGTAGAGCACGTAGTAATCTGTAACTCATCGAGCGCTACCCGTAACCAATCCCAGGGTACAGGCTGGTGTCCCAAGTCAGCCCGCTCACTCACAACCAATTGAAAGGGATTACAAATGGCTATTTTCTCTCGGAGTGTTCCGCAGGTTGACCCGCTGGACGCGGCTGTCACCAAGGGACGCAACGTTCGCGGGCTTCTCACAAGCTACGTGAACGACCTGGACGAGAGCAACGCTCTTCACGATGAGGTTATCAACGTAGAGCAGAGCAAGGTTCGCGAGGCTCAGGGCCGAATCGAGATTGCTCAGAAGGAGAAGTCAATGAACTCCACCCTGGCTGCCAACCTGAAGGCCGCATTGGGTGTTGCTGAGTAATCAGCAGCGGCGGTAACGTCGCAACGCCTTGCAAGTGTAACGACCGCACGTTGCTCTCTAAAAGCGAAAGACAGGGTTTAACTCCCTGGCAAGGCACTTCCGAAAGGAGAATAATGGATTTCATCTGTAAGGGATGCGGACGTTATGAATACATTCCTCCAACAGACCTTGAAAAGCGATTGGCAATTGAGAACCTTGAAGAATGGCTAGACCAAGTTCAGCGTGAGCCATGGATTATTGCCTGGCTTGATGAGTATGAATCTGAATTGATGGCTCGACTTCGTAAGGCTATTGACGAGATGTTGAGTCGCGCATGACCATTCTATTTCTGACTGGTGCTGGCATTAGTGCCAATGCTGGAATTGCTACATATCGTGATGGCGGTTCTTCATGGACGGATTCCGACCTTGAGAAGAAGTCTCATTCCTCTCGATACGGTAATCACCTGGACGAACTCTGGGATAAGCACTGGGGACCAATGGAGCGGGCTATGCGAAAGGCAGAGCCAACATATACCCATAAGGCAATCGCTGAATTCCAGAATACTCATGATGCAATCATTGTTACGCAAAACATCGATGATTTGCACGAAAGGGCCGGGTCTCATAATATCGTTCACGTACACGGAGTAATGCGGGCGTACTGCATGAAGTGTAAGACGAGAGACATCTTCCCTTGGGCTGAAGATGGCGCTCCTTTGTGCCATGGATGTGGCTCTAGGAAAACCCGGCCAGATGTGGTATTGTTTGGTGAGCAATTGGACTTGGGAGCTTTCAAAGCAGTAAGTGCATGGTCCAAGAATTCTGCCGACCATGTTGTAGCGATTGGGACTTCCCTAAATGTCTATCCGGCTGCTACCCTTGTTATGGACAATACTGCTAAGAGTATCATCGTCAACAAGGAAAGAACCGGGTTCTCAAAGTTTGCCAGAAAGAGCTATGAGGCCGACTGCGATGAAGTAATCGATGAAGTTCTTGAGCTTCTGAGTTGACAAGCATAAGCGAGTCTGCTACAGTAGTATTACTGCTTCGAAAGAGGCAGGCGGCAATTAGCCGCAATTGCCCGGTGGACAAATTAGGCAAAGTCGTCTGGCTCTGAACCAGAAGTTTCTAGGTTCGATTCCTAGTCGGGCAGCCAAAGGTTCCCACACAGACCTCCCGAAAGGGTGCTACGCGCTAGAGCGTAGCTGATAAAATGTGTGGATATATCCGCTAAGTGTTACGGTAGCACATCTGTCTCCAAAGCAGAGGGCGTGGGTTCGACTCCTACAGCGGGTGCGATGAAATTGGGCCGACTGGAAATCGGTTATCTTACATTATATCGGAATAATATCGGCAGTTGGTTCGAATCCAACATCGTCCCACAATAGGCAGCCGGGACAATCTCCGATTCCGCAACATGTCCAATTTCACATGCGGGTGTAGTCTCAGTCTGGTAAGAGCGCTTCTCTGATAAGGAAGAGGTCGTAGGTTCAAATCCTACCATCCGCACAGTTGAACACGAGCCGAAAGAGGAACGGTTATCTTTCTGCTAAAAAGAGGTTCTGGGTTCGAATCCCAGCGGCTGCACTCATGCGGCTGTGGTGAAATGGTTATCATCTAAACGTCGTTGCTCACCCTTATGTTCGTGTTCACAATGGAAGTGTGGTCGAGTCAGGCTTATGGCGCTAGTCTTGAAAACTAGAGTGGAGTTAAATCCACCGGGGGTTCGAATCCCTCCACTTCCGCGTAATATGTGATACAATTCAATTATGGCTGTGTAGCTCAGACGGCAAGAGTGCTGCCCTGTCACGGCAGAGGTCGCGGGTTCGAGTCCCGTCACAGTCGCCAAACGCCTTTGAAGCGTTCGCGGGTCACCCTAAGAAATGAAGGTGGCCCGCTTTTATTTGAGGGAGAATAATGGCTACACTGTATGCAGAACCAACGTCTTACCAGCAGGCAATCCTACTGGCATTGATGCTGACTGGAAAGCACGTTTACGAGGGCACTGTCAGCCCTAACACGGTCGCAAAGCGTCGTGCGAAGAACAAGGTTGCCAGAGCTTCTAGACGAGCCAATCGTGAGCGTTGACGAAGCAATCTGTAATGCCCTTCTAGCCATGCTCAGAAATCGCGGGATTCACGCGGTGAGAGTCACCGGCTACAAGGAAGAAAAGCTATATGGTGGGTATTGTGAAACTTGCTACTACGAACAATACGTGGTAGAAATTTACTACCTCACCGAAACCGGTGTCTTCAAAGAGTACGAATACGACGGACAATTCGCAGACTTACTGCGCGAGCTAACTCAGTAGTTAGCAAAACTATTCCCAAATTGGGACGAAAGGAGACAGAAATGTCAAACGCACTACAGAACTACGCAGCGGGAGAGCGTAATCTCCGCAAGAACACGCCTATCACAAAGGCGACTCCAGGCCGATACGATGAGGTCGTAAACAACACCGGAGGCTACGTCTTCTCTGTTGACGACAAGAACCGCCTTGAGCGATTCCTCATTCTCGGTACTGATGGAGGTACTTACTACGTCGGTGAGCGCAAGCTGACCGAGCAGAATGTCAAGTTCCTCAAGGACATGATTGCCCGTAAGCCAAGCACCGTCTTGGATATCGTCGTCAACGTGTCTGAGTCTGGACGAGCAGCAAAGAACAGTCCTGCGCTATTCGCTTTGGCTCTTATCCTCACTGAGGGTGAGAACAAGGCTGAGGCACGTGCGGCTGTCCCACGGGTCGCTCGTACGGCTACGCACCTCTTCGAATTGGCCGAGTACATCAAGTCACTTGGTGGCTGGGGTCGAAACAAGAGGGAGGCTATTGCCGATTGGTACCTTGAGAAGGACGTGGATAAGCTTGCTTACCAGGTTGTCAAGTACCGTCAGCGCAACGGATGGACGCACCGAGACCTTCTCCGCTTGACTCACCCAAAGGGTCTTGACCAGAGCATTGGAAACTTTGTCATGGGCAAGTCCTCAATTGATGTTGTTGACCACGACATCATCAATGGGTTCAAGACAATGCAGGCTGCCGGTTCTACAAAGGAGGTCATTACGACTCTGGAGATGTTCCGTAACCTGCCTTGGGAGACAATCCCAACTCAGTTCTTGAAGGATGTTGACGTGTGGAAGACCCTCTTCTACAACAAGCAGCTTCAGGGACAGGCTCTGGTCCGAAACATCACGCGGCTCGCCCGTATTGGTGCTTTCAAGGACATGGTATTCACGGCGGATTACGCTGAGCGACTTGCCGACAAGGAAATGATTGAGAAGACTCGTCTTCACCCAATCAACTTCTTGAACGCAGTAGTCGTTCACCAGACCGGCCAGGTTGACCGTGACCGCCAGAACATCTGGTACGGTGCCTACAGCGCAAGCGTTCGTAAGAAGGACTGGACGACTGTTGGTGCCATCGTTGACGCTCTCACCGAGGGTTTCTACGAGGCATTCAAGCACGTCGAGCCAGCCGGTAAGCGAACGCTGCTAGCGGTAGACGTATCTGGCTCCATGGCCGGATACGCAGCCAACGGTCTCGACCTGTCCGCTGCCCAGGTTGCCGCTGCTATGGCCATGAACCTACAGCGTACTGAAAAGTACAGCACCATTGTAGGATTCAGCCACAGCATCGTTGACCTTGGAATTACGGCAAAGACGGAACTCAAGTCTGCCTTCAGCAAGGTTCAGCGTTCCTTCGGGAGCACGAACATTTCTGCGGCAATTGAGTATGCCATCAAGAACCGTATTGAGGTTGACACCTTTGCAATGATTACCGACAATGAGGCGAACACTGGTCGTAAGCCTACCCAGGCTTTGGCCGACTATCGTCAGCGTATGGGAATTGATGCAAAGCTGGCTAGCTTCGGTGTAGCTGCTACCGAGTACACTGTTGCTGACCCTAAGGACGCAAGGCAGATGGACTTCGTTGGCTTCGACAGCAACGCGCCAAAGGTCTTCGCGGACTTCAGCGCCGGTCGTCTCTAAGTGCGAGACCCCCTCTTCGGAGGGGGTCTCCTCTGTTAGGAGGAAAATGAATCATCACATTCTTACAATTACCGACGACGAAAATGGCCGGGAGTGCGAAGTTGAGCACCTGACTTCTTGTCCGACTAAAATGCACCACCATGGATATATCACATGGGCTTGCCAAGAGGGTTGGTACCTTGATGAATTCGGACTACCCGACGACTTGACAGTAAAAGAGCCGTGTGAGTACA